GCTGGTAGTACGTCAAAAACGGCTAACATAAGCGTTTCTAGGTTCGCTAACGCGGCTTGGTTGTCTGCGACGTACACCATAGCCGTTAGGTCTAGGCGTACCGCTATGCGATTATTTAAGCCACCTATAGATTGCGGGCGAACATATGGGCTGGACGGTACAAGTACAAGGGCTGGGGCTGTCGGATTTTCTTTAGGGTAAGCAAAACTAACGCGACCAGCACCAGCTAAAGCGGTTGCTAAATCGTCGCGTAAATTCTGAAAGTTAGCCAACTAATGCCCCTGTGTCTAGGTGCTTGACAAGTAGAACAGAAATACGGGTAATTGCGCCGCGTGAAAGTCGGTATGGTGCTGGCTGAAAATCTACGCCTTGCTGTCCGACAGTTCCCATACGGGTAAGCCATAGGTCTTCAGCTGTAATGAGTGCAGCTAAACGGATTTCTGGCGTAGCGTCGTAAAGCGTTGCCTGTGCAGTTAATACAGCTTGTCCAACTGGCTTAATAGGTGTGTAAATTTCGTCGGCGTGCGTAATAGCAGCCTTGAAAGAAAAGTTTGATTTTTCCGTTACTGTGCGTGAACCGTTGAACGTTGTTCCACAGCCAGTAATAGTTAGGGCTGAACCGACAACAAAATTGTGCTTTCCTAGCGTGTGGAAAGTTGCCACGTTGCTGGTTAGTTCGGTAGCGATAATTGCAGAGTCATTGAAGACTAGGTAAGACAAAATAATATTCTGGGCAGCGTCGGCTACTTCTTGTAGTTCGGCGTCTGGGTAGATATCGCCAACACCGAGAACAGACTTTAGTTCATCTAAGTCAATGAGTGCCACAGAATTATCCTTAAAAGTTTGGGGTGTGGGGGCTGCCACAGGGCAGCAACAGCCCCCACGTTTAGTTAGTCGCGCAGACTAGGTTAGGTTGAAGCGGCGAACGCCACCAGCGACAAGTACACCTACGGCAAGGTAGCCGTAAAGCATTGTCTCAATTTCACCAGAAGTAACTACGTTTGTAGACATACGCAAGATTGGGCTTTCGTAGATTGCTACAGAAGACGGAACGACGATAAACGCTGATTCGTCAATAACTGTAGAAGCTGCGTTAGCGTCCACGTGCAAGTCGAGACCTAGAACGTTGCCACGAAGTGAAGTAGGTGCAGAAGCGCCTGCTGCGTTCATTGGCTGAGAAGCGTTGTAAATCGGGCGACCAGTTGTATCAACAGCACCCATAAGAAGTGACCATTGACCAACACCAGCGATATACTTGGTTGCTACTTCAGCAGTCGCACCATAAGCTGCTGCTGCTTCTGTAGAAACGAAAGAAATAACGCCAGCAGAAGTTGCTGCTGTCGTTGCTGCCTGTGTGCCACCAGCGGTTAGAGCTGCAATTACTGCTGCGTCTGTCGCCTTGTTGTAGGCACGTGTCATATTGTCCACCATAGCTTGGAAGAAGCTAGGGTCTGAACGTTCTAGAAGTTCTACAGAGTAACGCTGTAGACCTGCAAACTTGTTTACAGACAAGTTTACGTAGCTAGAAACGATACCTGTTTCGCTAGGTGCAGCGCCCTCGTCGGTGTCTGCAACAGTTCCGTTTGTGGTGATTTTAGGCACGCTGATAGTCATACCTGCACTTGGAAGTGCGCGTACGCCGATAGCGTCAATAGCGCCACGCTGTCCGTTGTTTGTATCAACAACTGAAGATACGTAAGACACTGGTGAGAACGCTGGGTTGGTGCTGAATGAGTCGTCGGCAGCGTGAACCTGCTTTGCGTCCATTTCTTCAGCGTGTGCAACGTATGCAGCGCTTTCGCGGTTGCCCAAGGAAGCCTTGATTGAGTGTTCAAGGTAGTTTGCCTTGGTCTTGATTGGGTTACGTGGCTGTGTGTAAGCCACAGGTGCAGAAGCCACGATAGGCGCAACAGCCGCAGCTGTTACTTCTTCGGCTACTGCGGTTTCTTTTTCGTCGTCCACAGTTTTTTCCTCTGTTTGTTCCTCTGCGGCTTCTTCCGCTTCGGTGGTCTGTTCTTCTTCTGACGCAGCAACTTCTGTTATCTGCGCTGCCTTAAAAGCTGGGCTGGTGACTTGTGCGACACCTGTGAGTGTGGCACTACTAACTTTCATAACGCCGTTTTCAATGGTGTATTCGTTAGCGTTGGCTTCGATTGAGAACGCTGGGCGTAGTCCCTCTGAAGCTTCAATTAGTGCGTCTGTTCCTGCTGTTGTAGGTGCAATCTTGAAAGCCATAGAAATACCGTTTGGGCTAACTTCCAGACTTCCAGCTATTCCGCGTCCGATAGGTGCTGTTCGCTGGTGTTCAAGGTTTAGAACAATATCTTCAGCTTTAATCTGTCCAAAAGCGTCAGGGTGAAATTCAACTGCACCAGCTGAAGTGTTACCGACTTGTCCAAAAGGAACGATAAGCCCTTTAAGGGTGCGTGTTACTGTATCAGCGGCAAAAATTTTACCGTCGAAGTTGATATTAAGCATTATTTCCCTTTTCCACTAGGTCTAATAAACCGCGTGCTTCGTTTTTATCTATTAGTTGAAGTTCAAGCATTTTGGCTACTACGTCTATTTGTTCTTGTGGATTTCCGCGTAGGTATTCGTCCAAGTCGAAACGTACTTCTTGCGTGTTAGGCGTTATATCGTTCATAGATAGGCGCTGCTCGATTGGCTTAAGCAACGTAGGCAAAATAGAAAAGTCAATAAGGCTACGGCGTTCAGAAGTAACGTTTGTGTAGGTCATTGAAGCTGCTTCTGCGTTCAAATACCACGCTGGAATATTCATTAGTCGCGCAATTTCGCTAGCAAGTCCCATACGGTTTTCTGCCAGTTGCATTTGGGTAGCATCAAAACCAATAGTTTGGATTTCTAGGTTTCCTGCAAGGTAAGCGGTTGCGCGTTCTTGACGTGCCTTTTTCCAGCTAACTAGCATTTCGGTTACTTTTTCTGCTGGCATATCTACACCAGAATTACGCAAAACAGTAGTTGGTACTGGTTCTTGTGCCATACGGTTTATTGCTTTTTCAAGCTGTACAGCTGAAGCGATAGTACGACCACCACGCGCTAAAATACCCTCGTCAATGCCATTAAACATAATTATTGAACCGACTCCGCTTTGTGGGCGTAGTTCACCTAGTACCCAGAAGCCAGTAATTTGGGTTCCCGTAGGGTAGTCGGTTTTGTAGCTAACAACATCTGGGTCTAAACGACGTGCCTGTATTGGGCGACCGTCTTCAGGATTTACTGCCAATACTTCCCAATATGCATAACCTCTGAAAAGTAAATCTTCAGCTGTCCACGCCATTGTTACAGATAATGCAAGGCTTGGGTCTGGCTGTGTAAGAAGTGGGTTACCGTATACCTTTGCTTGCGTGGTTTTGTTGTAGCTGTGTAAGGGAAGTGCGCCAACTGTTCCGCACATAATGCCGCGTGCGCGTGCTACCGCTGGGACAGTCATAGCTTCCGTACGGCTTGCAGTAATAGGTGTATCGGTATAGGTGTAGTAAGACTGGTAAGGGACTACAGCAGCAGCTTCTACCTTAGCTGGCGTAGCTGGATTAACTGCAAATAAATCTTGGAAAAATCCCACAGCCTAACTATGAATTACATTCGTGTAATTTGCAAATAATGCAACAAATTAAAACAGCGTTCAACGTGTCACTTCCCCATAACACGCTGAACGCTGTCAAATAGAGTTCTTGACCCCTCTACCTGAAGATACGACTATACCACGATTACCGCGTTGTCTACCTGCGGTTCTGTTGCGTGTCCTACAGCCATAACTAAAGCAACGGCGGCACTAATGGGATTAGTAGAAGCGCGTCTGGCAATACGCCAACCACCGTCAGATGCTGGACGTCTAGCAGTAGCGCCTAAGTGTTCCTGTAGTGTGTCTTGATTAGCGTGTACTAATTGTTCGTTATTCATAGCTGCTAAAGTCTGGTCGCAGAAGATAGCAAACTGGGTACTACCCCAGCCAGTCGGTGCAATCGGTATTGCTGCTTTAGCGAGAGTTGGCGCTAGGAAGCCACCAGTATTTGGGTCTAAAGCCAGCACTCTGGGATTGAAACGTCTAGCGAGTTTTGCTATTTCACTTACAAGCTCGACGACACTTAAATTATGAAATTCGTGCAGGAAGCACGCAAGTTTATCGTTTTCGCGTTTCTGTACGGTTACTAGGTAAGCCTTATCTCGGTTAAAGGATAAGTCAAGACCCATATACGTCGGTAATCCGTCTTCCATTACTACATCTGTAGCACCACGTTGCCACGCTGGAATATTAAACGGTGAATCTATGGCGTTAATCCAAATACTAAGGCTTTCCGTCCTAAAAGCGTCAGGGTTATCAAATTTGGCGCTGTCCTCTAGGTTCTCTATTTGGATAGTGTGACCAAGTGCAGGGTTAGCCTGTTTCCAGTTCTCAATATCCCACACGTCATTTGTGGCTGCAGACCATTCATACCAGCCCAGCCTGTCGCTTGAAAAAGTTAAAGCCCTTTGCCGTAATTCGTTTAAGACCGTACTGCTGTCGTCGCCAGCGTTCGACGTTACCCAAGTCTGTCCACCTGTGGCACGCGTTAGCGGTGTAGCTGCGGCCCATACTGCGGGTGAGATTTCTCGTAATTCGTCAATCCATAAAAGGTCTGCTGTAGAACCACGTGGACTTTCCGACGTGGCAGCTTTGATTGAATACTTGCGAACCCTTGCACATTTTTCGGTACAAGACTTTGGGTAATGGTGGCAGTAAACTTCTAATTCCTCTTGCCCATTAGTACGACTAACCCGTTTAATGCGTTTATTAGTCCACGCTGTTCCCTCTGCCATATCAACCACTTGGCGGAAAGTATCCAGCGACAGCATACGACTTTGAGAAATGGCGATAATGTTTTTCTCGCCAAATACGTACAAGCCAGCCAAAACGCGCATACGCATAGCGTGCGTCTTACCGTTTTGTCTCGCTTGGATAACCCCAATAGTTGAACGGGCAAATTTACCGTCTTTCAAATAAAGCGCTTCGTCCATAAGAAGCTTCTGGTGCGGAAGAAGCGGAACGCCTAAATCTTTAGCTAAATCACTTACTACTTGCCCCGCGCTTAGCAGTTCCAGTTTTGGAGACATTAGGCGCGGTTGCGAGTAACCGTAAATAGTTTTCTCTATGTTCGCTTCCGTCATTTT